TATGCAGATATAGATCAAACTTCTAGTTTTTTAATTGACAAATTTTTTGAAAATTATGCTTATGATATTACTAAATCTCCCGTGTCGGACAATACATTCTTAATTAAAAAAATTAGAGACATTTATAGCAGAAAAGGTACCGAGGATGCCTACCGCATTTTATTTAATATCTTATATAAGGAAACTATAGAATTTTTCTATCCCTACGAAATAGTATTAAAATCATCTTCGGGTAAATGGTATTTACCTAAATCACTAAAAGTAAAACAAATAGATCCCCTACAAAATATATTTGATTTTGAAAATACGTTAGTTGTCGGTGAGGTATCTAAAGCAACTGCTGTAGTAAATAAAGTACAAAAAATAATATTAGGTGGGTATGAAATATATGAATTATTATTAGATCCAAATAGTATTACCAATTACTTTTATCCCAACGAAAAAATAACAGCATCAAAATCTGTAATGTTAAATAACGTAATAGATACATCAAATTTAATTGCTACAACATATTCTGTTTTATCTAAAATAGATGTGATTGATGGAAAATTGGGGTATGAGAAAGGTGCGCGTATTACAACTATATCTGATCCATTTGGTAGCGGAATATTTGCAAAAGCAAAAATCTCCGGGGTTAATCAATATGGTTCTATAACTTCCATAGAAATAGATAATTCAGGAATAGATTATAGTAGTGATACTATAGTTAATATTGGACTACCTACAGGAAATTTGCAAGGTACTTATAGTATAGTAAACAATGTGGTTACTATAGAATTTCCGAATATCCACGGTATAAAGAAAAATACACAGGTAGCAGTTAAATATACAGGTAATGTGTTAAGCCCAGTTAATAATACTATTCAAAATATTGTAGTAACATCTATACCAAATGTTCGTTCAATAAGATTTACATATCCCGGAAGTTAAATGGCATATTCTCTAAGTTATAGTAATTCAATAGTTTCAGAAGGATCTTCTGTAACTATTACTTTAAGTAATACGGGTCTACCTAACGGAACACTTGTACCATTTATTATATCAGGTACGAACATCTCCTCCTATGATTTTTTATCTTTAGCTAATCTTACGGGTAATTTTCTTATAAGAAATGGGGTAGGTACAATTACGTTAAATCTCGCTCAAGATTTAAAAACAGAAGGCACTGAATCCTTTATACTTAGATTAACAGGAACTGGTAGAACAGAAAGTATAGGTATTACAATATTAGATACATCTACACCATCTAATGCAACTGCTCAATTTTACATTACCACAAATTCTGCATCTATAGCTGAAGGCAGTTCTGTTGTCTTTACTGTAAGAGGAGAAAATGTTGCTGCAGGATCTAATGTTGCGTATCAAATTTACGGCATCCAAGCATCAGACATATACAATACTGCACTGACAGGTGTTTTAACTTTTACTGCTAATTCTAGTTATGATACTATAGCAAGTATTACTTTAACAACAATTAAAGATCGTAAAACTGAAGGAACTGAAAATATAGCAATGTTGTTATATCCAACGTTTGCATATTCTTTGGTTGTAAGCGGAACAACAACAATATTAGATACATCAAAGGAAAATTCGGGATATCTAATAATAACAACAAATAAAACAAAAGTAAGAGAAGGTGAAAGTATAACTTTTACTATAGAAGGTATTGATATTCCTGCAGGATCTAATGTTACGTATCAAATAGTACCACAACCTTTTATTTTGGCAACAGGACAAATAATTTCACCATCAATAGAAGATTTTAGTAATTTAACATCTTTCTTGGGAACATTTCCTCCTCTTGCAACAGTCGGTTCGGCAAATGTTGCCAGTGTTACTTTTAATTTAAGAGATGATTTTGTATTTGAACCAACAGAATATTTTTATCTTGTAGCAACCCCCGACAGTTTATACGATCCAATTTCCTCTGATATAATAAGTATACTTGATTCTGGAAATATTTTAATACAACCAAATCAAATAACATCTGGAAATGTGACGTTATCATTTTTAGAAAAAGCTATATTGGAAGCAAATGTTGGAGCAATATCAAATAAACCTGGATATTGGATAGATACAACCGGACAGATATCTGACGCTATGGTATTGCAGGGCAAATCTCTAGATGCTACAGAACAATCTTTGGTATTATATCAACCGTTTTCATATGTAATACGGTCATCATTATCAATAGATAAATGGAAAGAATCTGTCAAAACAGTACTACATCCTGCAGGATTTGCTTTATTTAGTGAAATAAATAATGAGACTGATCCAAATTATATTAATGATGTTAGTGTAAATTCCCCTGATGATTCTGAAATTTTTACTTTTTCCACAACTACAATAGATAGTACACTTGGATTCTTTAATATTAGCAATGTTACTTATATCAATGCTACGGGCGAGTATCCTTTAGTAATAGATATTGTCTCTTTACAAAATAACCCACAATAAATAATAGATGCCTAATATAGTAACCAATAAATTAAGAATAGATAATGCTAAGAATTTTAAAAACGAAGTGTCTTTGACTTCAGGAAATTCTTTATACTTATTTTTATCTAAGCCGTCGCCCTGGTCAGAAAATGATACGGTACCTAATCCGCTAGATTATTCTTTGGATACTGCCAGAACTTGGGACGAGATGATAAGTTTAAAAAGAATAGTACCGTTGGATATTGCGCATGTCGTTAAAAGAATAAATTGGGAAAAATTTACAACATATGCGGCATATGATAATTTAGATCCAGATCTTTTTAGTAAATCTTTTTATGTTATAAATTCTGAATTTAATGTATATAAATGTATACATAATAATAATGATCGGCAATCTATAATTGAGCCAACGAGTAATAGTTTAGATATAGTAACTCTATCCGATGGATACCGTTGGAAATATATGTATTCCATAGGTATAGGTGATAGGTTAAAATTCTTAACTAATAGATGGATGCCGGTATTATCAGATGATCTTGTGATTTCAAGTGCAAACCCTGGAGCAATTGAAAACATAAAAATATTAAATACTGGATTTGGTTACGATCCCACATCTGTTATAGTAATTGATGGTGATGGTTCATCTATTTCAGTCGCACCTAAAATAGATTTAGGTGTATTGTATGATGTTGTTTACTATAATACGGGAATAAATTATAGATATGCAACAGGAAGATTAATAGATAATACAGGTAGTGGAAGATATGCAAACATACAACCAGTAATAAGTCCTCAATATGGACATGGGTATGATCCTGTTTTAGAATTAAATGCAAGTCTGTTAATGATAAACTGCAAGACAACTTATACCGAAGGATTTGGAGATTTCCCTGGAAGTTTTTCCTATCGCATATTGGGCATTGTAAAGAACCCAATAAATGCAAATGGATTAGTTTCTACATCAACAACACTAAATGCATTATCAGGTATAACACTAAGATCTGCATCTAACAATTTTAACCAGTATGAATATGTACAAGGCGGGCTTAGTAACGCAAATGCCTACGTAGTTGTGTCTAATATAACTGGAGGAAATGGTTATGTTAAATTTATTCAAAATTTTGATTTAACAAGTAATTATAGTAGTTTTATTCCCGGCGAAACTATTATAGGAAAAACATCAGGGGCAATAGCAACAGTTTCAAATTTATTGTATCCCGAAGTAATGAAAAACAAAGGCGATATTCTTTACATAGAAAATAAGTCTCCTATAACTAGAACAACAGAACAGACAGATAATTTACACCTTGTAATAGAATTTTAAGGAAAACAAATGGCAACGACTGCAACATTAAATTTAGTAACTGCTTTAGCTACACCCGAAGCAACTAAAGTTACTCCATATTTTGATGATTATTCTGAAGATAAAAACTTTCACCGCGTATTGTTTAAACCGGGAGTGGCTGTTCAATCTCGAGAATTAACACAAACGCAAACCATATTACAGAATCAAATTAAAAGAGTAGGTGATTATCTTTTTAGTGACGGTCAAAAAGTAACGGGATCTAAACCAAGTGTAAATTTAGATGTACGTACTGTAAGGATAACAGGCAGAAATACTATAGGTCAACCTATAACATTGGACGATTGTTTAGAAAAATATGTTACTAGTTTAAATTCTGAAATTGTGGGGTATGTTGAATTTGTATATGAAAAAGATGACCCTGTAATAGATGATCTGCCATCGGTTGTTATAAGTTTAAAAAGGTATAACACTACAAATAATGGAATATTTGCAGAAGGCGATACTTTATATTTTCATGATACCTATTCTCAGGCATTAAATGGTATAACAACGTCTTTGGTTTCGGTTGTAGAAAATAATATTGTTAAAAATGCAATAGGTACTTGCACACCTTTTTCCAAAATAATTAATATATCCACTGCTAGTACATCTATTGAGGTTGGAGATTTAGTTGTACATCCAAATATAACTAAAACAATTTATGTAACTGAAATAATTAATCAAACACAGTATGCTATAAGCGAAACGCCAGCAACATCATTTTCTGGCGAAAATATTCAATTTACTAAATTATCAACTTGCCCATCATCAATAGTAACCCAAGATGAAACTTATTTTTATAAAAATGGGTTTTTAGTTAAATGTCCCAGACAAAAAATTGTCCCAGACAAAAACACATCTTATCCTTCTAAAGTTATTGGCCTATATGTTACAGAACAAATAATTACAAGCGATGATGATGTATCCCTATTAGATCCTGCTTTGGGTAGTTCCAATTATTTTGCAACAGGGGCAGATAGATTAAAAATTGATTTATCCTTAACAAGTTTTGATATGGATATTAATAGAAAAGCAGACACAGAACAAATAATTATACCTCTGCTCGTTTTTAATAAGGGGTTAATTGAATATGTGCCTGAAACAACAGTATCTAGTCAAATACAACAACAAATAGAACAAAGAACATTTGATGAATCTGGTAATTACGTAGTTAAACCATTTACCATTACTCCGACAGGATCTGTTGAGGATGATACACTATTGTTTAATGTATCCAGCGGTAGGGCATATGTTGCAGGGCGCGAGATAAGTACTATTTCTGGTACAGAAATATCTTTACCTAAAGTAACTGCAACTGATACTAAAACAGGATATAATATTACTACATCACAAGGTAATTATATTAAAATAACTGATCTTAATTATGCTGGCAGTAATATGCAATTACCAATAATACAAACCAAAGTACAGGGAGAAATGTATTTAGAAGTACATAATGTCACAAATCCAACCTCGGCAAATTCTGCAAACACAAAAGTAGGAACATTATTATTTAAAAGTTTAGAGTATGATAGTTCCTTGGGCGCTAATTCAAAAACACAATTTAAATTATTTTACCATTATTATTCCCCCGTAATTGAAGCACCACTTACGTGGGCAGCATGGAGTGCTGAGTATGGTATATCTGTTGCAGATGGCCAATATATTGCAAACGTATTATATTCTTCGCCTGCTGCTAATACGTTATTGGGGAAGTATGGCGTTGCTAGTACACCGTGTTTTGCATTGTATAGAGAACCAGATTCCGGCGGGGTAGCATTTTGGTATAATACATGGCATGGGTTGGATGGCCGGGATATTGAAAAAACAAAATCAAGATTTGCTAACTATCTATTAGCTACTCCCACAAATTCAGATAGTGCCAGAATGTTATCCAATACTAAAGCATTTCTTTCTTTTAATAACGGCAGTCCATTTATAGATGGATTATTAAATGTAAATCAGGTTAAGAGTATTATTGGTGTAGCAAATAACCAAACATCCCATTATACCGGCGCGACATATACTGATCCAATATTTTATGCAAATGTTGCAGCTTCCGCAATAGATGCTCAAAATAATTTAATTATTTCAGATCCTAGATCATCGGATTTATTAGTATTTCGTATACCAAAAACTTCGGTTAAATCTGTGGACAATTTAAGAACAACATATAATAAAACGATTCGGGGCGCAATATTTACTGCAGGCATATTTAGTAAAAGTGTAACTGATCCTGAAACTTTTGCATTAGGTGATGGTGTGGTAAATCCAAGCACTGCAAGAGTCAATTTTATTATTGCCATACGAACAGGCGCAACTGCAAATGTCCCATTAGGCGTTTGGAATTTTGAAAGAGGTACTGCTACAATTTCTCAAGACTCTACAATTTTGACAGTAAATTTGGGAGATGCAACTTTTACAGGCGTGGCTGATATTGAATATGTTGTAGAATCCAACGCCCTTCCTCCTAGAATTAAAACTCGAGTAAAGAATGCATATCAGTTTGCAAATGTTAATGTTGTGGATTATAAGTATAGTACTAATATTGCAGATATTGAAATCTACAATGGGATTTTTAAATTAAATACCTCCGACAAATTTAAGGGAAATTGGCAATCCAATGTAAGCTACACATATAATGATGTTGTAGTTGATAATGGTTCTACCTATAGAGCAAGCATACCTAGCTCAAATATTGCTGTAACCAGAGCAAATACTTGGACAGAATTAACAGATATTACTAGTAGTCTGTGGATATTATCAAACGGACAAAAAGATGGTTGGTATGATCATGGATATGTACAATACGTAGGTTCATCGGCCGCTTTACCAGGCAATGTTTTAATAACATATGATTATTTTACTCATGCAGGAGAGGGACCCTGTACTGTGAATTCATATCCAGCAAATACCAAAATTTATGCATATACTTCTGTAATAGATGCAAAACAATATAACTTAAGAGATTGTTTAGATTTTAGACCAAAACGTGTTAATGGAAGCCAATATCTAAACTTTGAAACTGCAATTTTTCCAACCTCTGCAGTAAATACAGAGGCAGATGTAACATATTTTCTTGCAAGAATAGATAAATTATATGTTACCGCAGATTCAAGAAATTTTGAAAATCCATATAGTAGATTATATGTGGAACGAGGTGTTGAAGCAAATAATGCAAGAAATACCGCAGACTCCTATCAGGATAAATTAAAACTTACCATAGCAACACTATATATTCCTCCATATGCCACTTCATCTTTTGATGTAAAAATTGTATATGAGGACAGTCGTCGTTTTACTATGAACGACATTAACAAGTTACAAAGAGCAACAATATCATTAAACAGAAAAGTTAGAATACATAGTGTGGAAATTGCAAATCTTAAAAATCCAGTTTTAAATGATGCAGGTGATAATTTATTAAAGACCGGTATACTCATAGAAAACTTTACAGATTTTTCCAAATCAGATTTAACTAACCAAGATTTCTTATGTGCTTTTGATGTTCGAGCTGGTATATGTTCTCCTCTATTTACAGCAACAGATATGCCGTTAGAAATAACTTCGGCTACTAATTATAGTATTAACGATGGAATAATTACTGCAAAATACTCTGAGGAAATATTTACAAGTCAATTAGAAGCTAATCATTATGTGAATCCAAATCCCGGGGGCATTAATAATGGAAGAGGTAGATCTAAGTTAGGTAAAAAAAGCTCTTTCGGAGTTAATTTATTACTAACTCTTGTACTTGGATTTGCTGCATTAACTACATATTATTATTTTGGTGGAGCTGCGCTTTTAGGTATCACGGCAAGTCTAACAGCAGGTGCTATTGGATTATCAGTAGCCGCGGCATATAATACGGTAGTTGCTGGTATTAGTGTTGCGAGTGCTTGGGTGTATAACGTGGTTCTTGCTAACCCATATGTATGGGCTGCTCTTGCAGTTATTGCTGTACTACAAATTGCAGGGGTTGACGTTGTAGGCCTTATAAGCGATACTGTAGATAGCGTGGGAGACGTTATATCTGGTATTGGAGGGGCTATATCCGATGCTGGATCAGATTTTGATGATTATGTACATAACATTTTCTCAGATATTCGAACAAAAGAAAAAGTTAAATTTATAAACCAAGTAATACCAGGATTAAATTTATATTCATTTGAATATAAACCAGAATTTAAAAATCATCCATTAGCTGGATTAGGTAGACATATTGGATTTATGGCCCACGAAGTTGAAAAATTATATCCAAATGCTGTACAAGTACAACCAAATGGATATAAATCTGTAAATTATTCACTAATAGGAATTTAAAAAAATGGCTATAAGCAATCTAAGCGCAATACAAACTTCGGCATTGAATAATACCCCCATTTATTCCGCTGCACAATTAATGAGTTTTGCAGTGTTGGAGATGCCACCTAATACTAGAATATACGTATATTGCAATGATATCAACATATCAGAATTTTGCGCGCCCGTATTAGTAACAGCACAGGTAGGACAACCTATAGTAACAAACCAATTAGGAACTGCTACAGGATATTTGTATATTCCTAGTGATCCAAATACTAAATTTAAATTTTTAGTGGGTGAACTTATTTTAACATTTGGCGATTCTCCTACAAGTGTTGCTGATTGCAAATACATTTCAGAATCAATATTTTATAACTATGGTTTAGATTTTGTTAGTACTGTAGAAAAAGATACAGCATCGTTAAGGCAAAATACGAGAATCAGAACCAATCCAACAGGAAATGCAGTAGGTCCAGATGTATCTCAATTAAAATTAGATCCACTTGCTCAAACATTTACTGTTGATGAAACTGTATATCCGTTAGGATTATGTTTAACTGGGGTATCTTTATTCCTATATCAAAAAGATGCAACACTACCTATAGCAATAGAAATAAGACCCGTTGTTAATGGAGTCCCCTCACTAACAGAATATATTACTGGTTCATTTGTAGTCGTTGATCCTGCATACATTGACGTATACGATGGAACTACTGGTTCTGCTCCAGCAACTAATTTTCAATTTGATCATCCTCTTTTCTTGCGCCCTGGCACATATGCCTTTTGTGTACTTACAAAATCTAATAAGTATGAATTACTTGCAGCAAAAGCAGGAGATGGTAAAACTGTAAAACAACCATTTTCTGGAAAATTATATCTTCCGCAAAATACTGGAGAATGGGTTGCTAGTGATAGTATAGACTTAACATTTGTTTTAAAAAAAGCGGTATTTGATACCGGAACTGTTACTATAGAAATGAAATCTGTTTCGGACACTACAGGAATAGAATATGATCGTTTTAGATTATTAGCTACAACTGTGGGTTTAGCAGATATTGCATTTACTGATTATAAATTATCCACAACAACGGCAGGATCCAGATTAAAATCAAGTTATAAATCCATTAAGCCAGGATTAAATGCAGATTTATCAGGATTAATGGTTGCGCAAGCTGGGGGTGATATAACACTTCAAGTATCTTTAACTTCTAAAAATAAAGATGTTACCCCAATTTTAGATAGAGATCTAATAGGTACCCAATTATATAAAACATATATTACTCCGTATTCGTATGACATATCTCAAAGCGAATTAAGACCAGCGGGCGGAACAGCGCAATGCAAATATATTTCAAAGCCTGTAACATTATTGGATGGGTTTGATTCAACTGGTATTGAAGTTGTTTTGGAAGTCAGTAGACCAATTGGTTCAGATATTGAAGTATTCTGTAGAGTTCTTTCTGGAGATGATCGTTCTGTATCTAATGGTATAAATGATAGACCTTTTACTAAAATGCCGTTAACATTTCCTGGTGCAAAAACATATTCAGGAACTAAAGATATTTTTAATATAGAAAAATACAAAATTTTAGATCCGTTCTTATCATACACAAGTACTGATAATAACCTAACTGCTAAATTTAAAGATTTTGCGACATATCAAATTAAAGTAGTATTCTATGCAAATGATCCTTTATATCCTCCTAAATTAAAATCATTAATTGCTTCTGCCGTAATTTAATGCAACACGAATATTTACCAATAGAAGGTTACTCAGAATATGTTAAAGATTCTAAATCATCTGCCATATTAAATACTGATCATGGCGCATTACAAGAATATAAAAATAAACAAAAGCAAAAAAAACAAATTCAGTCAATGCAAGAGGAAATAAATATATTGAAAGAAGAACTTGCAACAATTAAAAATCATCTTAAGATAAGTTAACGCCATGCCAAATACAACAAATTTATCAAACGTAAACGTGGGTTCAGCTGCAAATGCAGGAGACGGCGACGTTTTACGAGAAGCCTTTATAAAGGTTAATGCAAATTTCAATGCTGTTTATAATAGCGGACAGTATAAATCTTACATATCTGATACTCAGGATTTTCCCGGATACTCATGGGATGGTGATACTAACACAGGTATGTACCATGCGGGTACAGGTAAAATAGGGTTTACAATTAATGGTACGCCTCATTTAATATTAGATGAAGCAGGAACTATTAAATGGTTGGATGCAGAATTATCTACAAAAGGATATGTTGATGCTAGTATTGCAGCATATACTGGAGGGATATTAAATGGAAATATCGGAGGATTACCCCTAGTAGCATCTTTACCAACAGTAGGCAATTATGAAGGTAGAGTTGCATATTATCTAGGAGATATTTGGACATATACTAGTTATCCCATAGGCAATGGTTCGGGATTAAGTGCAGATTCCACAATTGCTAGAGCCGCGGGGTCAGACTCACGATGGGTTAGATTTAGAGGTGATCAAGCATTATCCATTGGTTTGGTTAAACCAAGTAATGCTCCTGAAGGAACAACATTTTACGAAACAGGCAATGCTGCAATTTACTTGTATCTATCTGGACAATGGAGAACATTATCCAGCATAATTACATCAAGTGCACCTGCAGGTTTAGATGTTTTGGTTAGCTTGCCCGCAGTAGGAGATGCTAGTAATTATTCTGGAAGAACTGTTGTAGTCGGAACAACATCGTATATTTTTATATCAGGGCAATGGAAAAATTTAGGCAACTATATTACAGGAGCATCTTCAAATACGGGATCTGGTATAACATCTGGCGCAACATTGCCTGCATCTGCAAATGTTGGTGAGTTATTTAGGGTAACAGGTACTGGTTTGTACATATATGATGGTGGCTGGAAAACTATTCCCCAATATACTGCAAATACAGGCACTGCAAGTATTAGAACTCTTGCGACATTACCTGCAGATGTAACATATTATAATGCAGGCGATTTAATAATTGTTGGGGGAAGAACTTATATATTAAATGAAACAAAAACATCTTGGACATTATTTACTCCAGGTGCAGCAAATACTATAACTAATATTGTATTATCTGCAGGACAAGTAACAACAAACGTATTAGCAAATAGTTCTGTAACTGCAGTTAAGATATTGGCAAATACTATTACAGGTAGTAAATTAGAAGATAATACTATCACCTCAACAAAGATACAAGATGAGGCAGTAACTGCGACAAAAATTGCAGCAAATAGTATAACATCTGCAAAGATACAGGCGGGAGTAATTACATCAAGAGAGATTGCAAGTAATTCTATTCCAGGATCTAGATTGCAGGTTGGTTCTATTACTTCTAGAGAATTGGCCTCAGCTTCAATACCCGCAACAGCTGTAACTGCAAATACATTATCAGAAATATCTCAAAATGCCGGCAATATAGTATCAGGAATTTTTAGTTCAGCTGACGGTAAAATGGTTATAGATTTAAATAGTAAATTTATTAGAATTGAAATATGAGCACAACTGTTTTTTGGGCGGGTAATGTCGCTAACATTGCCGTAGTATCTATTTTTAATAATCCTACAAGCGAGGAAGGTAATAACAAACCATTAACTAATAGATTTAATAATTTAGCCAATATTTACCTTGATTCTAGGTTTAACTATATTAGTTTATCTTCTCAATTTAATTTTACTTATAATTATGGAAATGTTAGTGCTGGAAATTCAGGTAACTCGATTACTACGGTTGCTTATCATAATTTAGGGTATCCTCCCGCGGCAATAATGATAGATATAGATACCAGAGAAGTTTTAACTAATAGTAATTATATTCAAATAATAAACTATGATTCTTATAGAACAATATCATTATTAATTGATTCTGAAAAATTTTATATCAAAGAAAACTACAATACAATTACTTCAAATTTACCTTCAATGACAAGACGTTATAATATTTTTGCGTTTACTAATACCGCGGATTCCAATTAAATGTCTTATCTTTTAAATTTATCTCCAAACTTAGTCACACTAAGTAACGTATTTACCACACTAAAATCCCATATTGTTAAAGATAATAATCAATTAGAAACAGGAACATTTTCATTTACTAAAACATTGGTTGCGTCTGAATTAAGACTATATCAAGAAACAGAAGATGGATTGCTGTATGGATCATATAATGATTCAGCAACAAGACAATTACTAGATCCAACCGATCCTATTAACGGACCCTTTATAGAAAATTATTCTAGATTGGGAGATTTAAATTTAGATAATTTTGTAAATCTATTACTAATAGATAAACCTCCAGTTAGAGCAGGTTTTTATAATTTTGAAATACAAGGATTAACCTTTACAGGAATAATTAGACAACTAACAAAATATACTCACTATGATTGGGAAAAGAATGCGGGCAAGTATTCATATGTGCAAAAAGGTGATTTAGGGTATGCCATAGAAATTAGTAAAAATTTATTATATACTGCAGAATCTTTTATTTCCCCGTTAGTAGGATTAGACGGAAAAAATCCAACTGTATATGTTTATACTCCTACTGATTTAAATTTGGCTTTACGAAATTTAAATGGAAGTGAAAAAATAACATCAAGTACTGCTGTTAGTAATCCAAGCTCATACGTTCAAAGTATTCCTGGGGCAAATACTAAAGTAACAGGAACATTGCCGATTACAATTTTTTATATTACTCCTGAAGAAGCACTACGGTACATTGCAAGTTATACAGATCTTATCGTTGCATTTGGTAAAGATTATAAAAAAGGACAAGATCACTATGCAAGATCTGGGGCGTTAGAAGGAAGAACAATTACTTTTGATCCTGTGGCGTATTTAAATAAGTATTCCGATTTAAAAACACAATATGGTTATGATACCTATAATGCAACTATACAATATATAACCACAGGTTATTACGAAGGCAGAACAATAGATAATGCAAGTAATTTTAATCCTTTATCCGGAGGATTGTATAATATTGCAGCGCAATCAATATTAGCCTCGGGTACTTTCATATGGCAAAATGGTCCAACCATTAAAACGTCGGGTAAAGATTTTACTTATAATTATAATAGTACAACATATAATAGCGGAACTATAATAGATTTTACTAGTAATGTACATTATTTAAGGATAATTTAATATGGGAATATCTTTAAATAAAAATAATGCTTTTACAATAACAGATAATTTAGGTAGTACTAAATTTTCGTTAAATAGTAAAATGCCTCACATCCTACACGAGGTTACAGGTAATGTGGCTATCCCTGGATTATCTTTATCCATAGGCCAACAAACATTAACAAGAGTAGATACTTTAGTAACATTAGCAAATACTTATATCTCTACAGATAATTCTAATAATTTTATTTTTCCATTAATAAAAATTACTGGGGGAGTTGCTGATACTGGAGGTAAAGTTCTTCCTGCTCTAGGGTCTACTGTGTTAAGAACTATAAAAGATCAGACAACAAATACTGTGTTAGGTACATCAGTATTAGATTGTATACAGGATCAAGGTAGTTTAAAACTTATATGCACTAATAATTTTGACAGAGGAATCTCAGGATTTGCAATAGGGGATGACGGAATTACAATATCCTATCGAGTTTATTACGGAAGATTTAACTAATAAATACTACAATGGCAACGAATAAAAATATAAACATAGACCAACGAGCATCTTTTATCGATTATGCTCAATATTTAGATATCTCAAAAACACCAATATCTTTAGTTGGGTATAATGTAAAAGCTCAATTAAGAAAATCTTACTATTCATCTAACTCCGTTTCTTTTACAACAGTATTGGTCAACGCATCAAATGGAAATATTTCTATATCTTTAACTGCATCTCAAACTGCAAATCTTGACGGAAGATATGTTTATGATATAACCGCAAATACTGCAAATACTACGATAAGAATACAAGAAGGTATTGCAACAGTTAATCCAGGAGTAACCCGATAATGGCAACCGTAACAACTAGAGAACAACTAAAAGATTATTGTCTTCGACGATTAGGTGCACCCGTTATTGAAATAAATGTTGAAGAAAATCAAATTGAAGATCGCATAGATGATGCGTTTCAATTTTATAGAGAATATCATTATGATGCTGTAGAAATGGTTTATCTAAAACATCAGTTTACAACCGACGATATTAATAACCAGTACATATCTGTTCCGGATACAGTAGTCGGTGTAAATAGAGTACTACCCTTTAGTAATAAGTCAGATGGTACTAATATATTTAGTATTCGATATCAAATATTAGTAAATGATCTTTATAGTTTAATGTCTACTAACATTATTTACTATTATCAGGTTAAATCAGAATTAGAATTAATTAATCAAATTTTAGTGGGTATCAAACCTATAAGATTTAATAGACATATGAATCGTCTATATATAGATATGGATTGGGGAGCAGATGCTACCGTAGGGGATTTTATTATTGTAGAATGTTATCGTATATTGGATCCAGAGACATATAGAGACGTATATAACGATATGTTCCTTAAGAGATATTGTACTGCATTGATTAAACGTCAATGGGGTGAGAACTTGAAGAAGTTTAACGGAGTACAACTCCCCGGCGGAGTATCAATCAATGCGGATCAGATTTATCAAGATGCATTAACTGAAATAACACAGATTGAATCTGAAATGCAATCTAGATTCGAATTACCTGTAGATTTCTTTACAGGATAAACTTTAAGTATTTTATTAACAGGGTACATAGCAAATGATAACACCTTGTCAATAGAAAGTCAATACAATTATGGCAACCGTTAACCCTTATTTTCAATCTGGTGGTACGATAGGTAGGTCTTCTGAACAAAGTTTGTACGAAGACTTAATGATCGAATCCATGAAGATTTATGGTTTTGAAGTCTATTACTTGCCGCGTAAGTCTAACAGTTTGGATTCTATTTTATCAGAAGATTATTTGAACACGTTTGATTATGCCTATCCTATTGAAATGTATTTGGAAAATACTATGGGGTTTGAGGGCGACGGCGAATTGATGTCTAAGTTTGGTTTAGAAATTCGAGACACTGGTACTTTTATAGTTTCAAGAAAGAGATGGACAGATGTAATTGGTTCTCAGAATGTAACTATTCTTCCCCGTCCAGCAGAAGGCGATATAATATTTTTTCCGAAATCTAAATCGTTTTTTGAAATACGCAAGGTTGAGGGCAAAGAACCTTTTTATCAGGTTGGCAAATTATACGTCTTTAAAATGATGTGTGAATTATATCAATTTTCCAATGAAAGATTCAATACGGGTGTTTATGAAATTGATAGTTTAACAGCGGAGGCTACTCTGGATGTTGAAGATCATCAATTATTGTTAGAAACCGGGGATGCTTTATTATTTGAAGTAAATGCGTTGACTCCGATTATACTAGAAAATTATAGTTTATCTGCAGATGGCCATGTTCAAATTGGCGCTCAGAACGAAGCATTTACTGATGAAGGAAAAGATGTGCTAGATTTTTCTGAAAGAAATCCGTTTGGTGAGGTATTCCAATAATGTTAGATCAAAGATTTTACTGGGGTACCATACGCAAGTCAATTGTTGCTTTTGGTAATATGTTTAATAACATTACCATTGAACGCAAAGATGCTGACGGAAATGTAGTACAACTACAACGAGTGCCTCTCGCGTATTCTCCGCAACAAAAATTCTTGGCTAAAATTAAACAACAGCCCAATGTGGATAATACTAATTTCCAAGTCATTCTTCCTAGAATGGGATTTGAAATGGTTTCGCTTGATTATGATCCTAACAGAAAAATTAGTCCAATGCAACAAAGTAGAACCATTAATAGTTCTACATCCGCTTCTGCTCAGTATGCGCCCACTCCATATAACATAAATGTATTACTTTATATTTATGCTAAAAATCAGGATGACGGTTTACAAATTATAGAACAAATATTGCCCTACTTTAATCCAGATTATAACTTAACAATCCATGCTATTCCTCAATTAAATATTAATAATGATCTTCCCATAATATTAAATTCTATAGGATTTGCCGATGATTATGAGGGCGATATGACAACTCGCCGAGCAATTATGTGGACATTGAGTTTTATTATGAAATTAAACTTTTATGGACCCGTTAATAAACAGGGCATTATTAATAAGGTTACAACTAATACGTTCAGAGATGCTGCACTAAGTTCTCAGCAGTCTAGAATAATTGTAAAAGGAACCGGCGATTTGGCAAATACTATTCCTGCTGGCAATGTAACATATCTTAATACCTTTGAAGATTTTTAAATGAAAAATATTGAACAACTAAATAATCTATTTAATTTAGATCCCATGACAGACAAATCTATGGAACTAACTACTATTCCGGAAGCAATGAATTCCAACAAGGAAATAGATCAAGAAGATGATTATCAATTGGCAAGACAGACTATGAGAAAACTTCTAATGAAGGGTGAAACCACATTGGATGATCTTATTGAATTATCTAAAAATTCTGAGCATCCTAGGACATATGAGGTTGCAGGGCAATTTATGAAGACTATGTCCGATGTATCGAAAGATCTTTTAAATTTACAGAAACAAGTTAAAGAATTAAAAGCAGACGATATGCAACAAAAAATTGGTACTCAGAATAATGTGGTGTTTGCGGGATCAACTGCAGAACTATTTAAAGCATTGAAACAACATAAAGATAATGGTAATATAATTGAGCAATAAACCTATATCGTATAACGGTAATCCCAATTTAAAACAAATTGGTACTACAATATCGTATACCAAAGAACAAGTTACGGAAATTATTAAGTGTTCCCAGGATCCAATTTACTTTATTGAAAATTATTGTCAGATAGTTTCATTGGATAGAGGACTAATTCCATTCAAATTATACGATTGCCAAAAAGAAAAAGTACATACGATTCTAAATAATCGTAAGGTGATTCTAATGGAAGGTCGCCAACAGGGCAAAACTATTACAGCTGCAGCATGTATCCTATGGTATACATTATTTCAAGAAAATAAGACAGTTGCTATTCTTGCCAATAAATCATCGGCCGCCCGGGAGGTTCTATCTCGATATGAATTGATGTATGAGATGCTTCCAATATGGATGCAACAGGGTGTTAAGACATTTAACAAGGGTGATATTGAACTTGAAAACGGATCCAAAGTATTTACAGCAGCAACGAGTACATCGGGTATTCGAGGTAAATCTGTAAATTGGTTATATATTGATGAGGCAGCAATTATTCCAAATAATGTCGCGGAGGAATTCTTTACATCTGTTTATCCGACAATTTCTGCGGGTACTACAACAAAGATTCTTCTCACATCCACCCCGCTAGGTTATAACCACTTCTGGAAATTTTGGAATGAAGCGGAACAGGGATTGAATGGTTTTGTTCCAATGTTTATTCCATATAATAGAATTCCTGGTAGGGATGAAAAGTGGGCTGCAGAACAAAAGGCAATGCTGGGCGAACTTAAGTTCAATCAAGAGGTATTATGTAATTTCTTAGGATCTTCTAACACACTAATCAACCCAGATACTATTGGAAAAATGTCCGTTAAGCCTTATGTATATACTAAAGATGGATTAGATATTTTTGTAGAGCCTGAAGAAGACCACATATACATGTTAGTTGCAGATACTTCTAGGGGCGTCGGTGGAGATTACTCAGCGTTTACTGTTCTTGATATTACTGCGTATCCATATTCCGTTGTCGCAAAGTACAGAAACAACAAAATCAGCCCCCTTCTTTTTCCAAATATAATATATAAAGTGGCGAAAGATTATAACAAGGCTTATTGTTTAATAGAAATCAACGATAACGGGCAGCAGGTTGCGGATTCGCTATATATGGATTTGGAATACGAAAACGTATTCTTTGTAGGAAGTAATAGTAAGAGCGGACAATATCTTTCTGGGGGGTTCTCTTCGGGTGCAACTCTAGGTGTTAGGACTACCAAACAGGTAAAACGCCTAGGATGTACTTCTTTTAAGAGTTTGGTGGAAAGTACCAAACTGCTAATTCACGACCCCGATATAATTAATGAAATATCTACATTCATAGAAGTTAGGGGAACCCATAAAGCGGATGAAGGATATCAGGACGATTTGGTAATGTGTCTGGTACTATTTGCATGGGCAACAAATGAACTATTCTTTAAAGACTTAACCGACACCAATCTCAGAAAAGCCTTATATGAGGAACAATTCAAACAAATTGAAGAAAATCTGACTCCATTTGGTATTATAGAAAATGGTATACCTGACGAAGAAAAACCTCAAATCATGACAGACGCAATTTGGTTTAATGCAGCATCAAAATCTCCACAAGAAATTGAAGAAGCTCAAAGAAGATTCCTTGAAAATGTCTAAAAGACAGTACTTATAAATAAATAGAAATCATAATATAGACAAATATCTATAAAATTATCAAGGAGAAGACGATGGCATTTCAGCTTTCACCTGGCGTTGTAGTAACGGAACAGGACCGAACAACAGTTGTCCCAACAGTTGCAACCACATCTGGAGGGTTCGCAGGCGCATTCCAATGGGGTCCTGTAGAAGAAGTAACAACTGTAGATTCAGAAACCAATTTAGTTAATGCGTTTGGTAAACCAAACGATACTACTGCAGGATACTTCTTTACTGCTGCAAATTTCTTATCGTATGGTAATAATTTAAAAGTAGTTCGTGTAGTGGATAAGGGTGTTGCGAGAAACGCGGTTACTAGACCCACCGGTATAGTAACCGGTGTTAACATTCCTGCAAATAATACAACCGACCAAATATATTTTACCTCTACCGCAAATTTAACTGTCGACATTGATTCGGGCCAATTTGTTGTTATTGAAGCGGCAGGCACTCCAGTTTTAAATACTAGTAATGGTAAGGTAACAAGTTTGACAGTATCCAGTACTGGTTTTGGATATAATACTGCACCTACTGTTACCATAATAGGAGGTTCTCCTACAAGTACTGCAACCGCAACTGCGACACTATCAAGCGGGCAACTATCTAATATATTTGTATTAAATGGAGGTAATAATTATACTACTTCATCAAATATTATAATAGAAAATCAATTTTCAACATCTGCACGAGCAAATCTAGTAGTAAGATTTAAAATGAGAGACGCCAATATTTCTGTTATTGGATCTAATTATGATGCTAATGCAAATATTGTATTCTCTGGTAATATTGTCGCTACCGGCGTACATGCCACAGCAAATTTGGTTATTACCAATGGCAACATTACCGGTGTAACAATAGTAACTCAGGGCAATGGTTATATAGGTGCACCGAACGTAACAATTAATAGAAACAGCGCAAACGTTGGGACTAATGCAACCGTGGTTGCAAACGTTGCATATGGCTACGTAGATAGTATTACTATAGACAATCCCGGTGTTGCTGGATATGCCACAATACCTTCCGTAATAATTAATAGAAATAATCTATTGGGCGGCACAAATGCTGCGGTTCAAGCTCGTATTAGTGCATTTGTTAGTACATTAACTCTAACTGCAAATGGATATGGTTATGTAGGTACACCTTCCGTACAAATTAATCCCGCGGCAGATGATTTAAATTATATTACTTCAAATGTCGCAGCAAACGCAATAGTTAAATATCCGTTACAATCTGTTACTATAACAAATCCCGGGTTAGGATATACTTCCAATGCAAATACTGTTTCTATCAGACTTAGTAATGTAATACAATTCCAAACTACAACAAATATATCTTTATCTCCTCTTGTTATAACAAATGGTGATAATTTTATTTTAAATTATTCTTCAGGTGGGTTAACATTTGGAGAATTTGCTGCAAGATATCCTGGTGCGCTAGGAAACACTATTAAAGTTTCCATGGCGGATTCTGCAACTTATAGTACATGGTTATATAAATCACAATTTAACGGTACTCCTGGTACATCTGCATATGTTAGCGAAAAATCTGGCTCCAATGATGAAGTGCATATTTTAGTTATAGATGTGGATGGATCTTGGTCAGGAACTGCAGGTACAATATTAGAAAAATATGCATATGTATCTAAAGCATCTGATGCTAAGAATAGTGATGGCTCAACCAACTATTATAAGAATGTAATTAATAATCAATCTAAATATATTTGGTCTTTAGATCATCCACTGGAAGTTACAAGCTGGGGAGCTGAAGCAAAATCAACAGCATTTGAAAGTTTAGCGGCAAATGTAACAACCACATTAACCGGCGGCGTTTCAGGGGATAGCGTTTCGACAGGAAATGTTTCAACAGGATATGCATTATTCTCAAATGACGAATTGTATGATATTGGTCTAATTCCAATGGGACCAACAACTGCAGTATCTGCTGTTAATGCTGCGATTGCTATTGCTGAATCAAGAAGAGACGCTGTAGTATTTGCTTCCCCACCTTATGTGGATATTGTTAATACCACAGGACAAGCAGACAAGATCGTCACTTATAGAAATCAATTAACATCCTCATCTTATGCAGTTCTAGATACTGGTTGGAAATATCAGTATGACCGGTATAACGACAAGTACAGATATATTCCTCTAAATGGAGACATTGCTGGTCTTGCAGTAAGAACAGATCTAGTATCCGATCCTTGGTTCTCGCCTGCAGGTTATAACAGAGGCGTAATTAAGAATTTAGTTAAATTAGCCTATTCTCCTACTAAAACAGATAGAGACACACTATACAAGAGCGGTGTTAATCCTGTAGTAACATTCCCTGGTCAAGGCACATTATTGTTTGGAGATAAGACTCTTCTAGCAAGACCAAGTGCATTCGATAGGATTAATGTTCGCAGATTGTTTATTGTTCTTGAAAAGTCTATTGCAACTGCAGCAAAATTCCAGTTATTCGAATTCAACGATCCATTTACAAGAAATCAATTTAAGAATATTGTAGAACCATTCTTAAGAGATGTACAAGGTCGCAGAGGCATAACAGAATTTAAAGTAGTTTGCGATGAAACTAATAATACTCCCGCAGTCATAGACAGAAATGAATTTACTGCAGATATTTACATTAAACCATCGAGAGCTATTAATTTTATTCAGTTAAATTTCATAGCAACAAGAAGCGGTATTTCTTTCGAAGAAGTTGGCGCTTAATAGGAGATCCAAATGGATATATCAGCATTTAAAACTAAATTAGGCGGCGGCGGTGCAAGACCGAATCAGTTTGAGGTAACTATCAGATACCCTGCATTTGGTGCAGGAGATGCTTCGCAAGCCGGTCGATTTTTAATAACTACCGCAGAATTACCTGGACAGACATTAGGAGTTACTCCGGTTTACTATAGAGGTCGTTTAATTAAACTAGCAGGCGACAAAGAATTTGCTCCTTTTAGTTGTTCTATTATTAACGACACCGACTTTACTGTCAGAAGTGCATTAGAGGGTTGGATGAACTATATTGAGGATAGAATAACTAAAGAAGGTACGCAAAACCCATCAAATTATCAATCCACTATAGACATTAGACAATTGGATCGTAATGGTTTACTATTACGACACTATACATTAAGAGATGCCTTTCCCGTAGAAATAGGACCTGTGCAATTGGATTTTGGTAGTAACGACCAAATTTCAACGTTCGGCGCATCTTTCCAGTATCAGACCTTTACAATTGCTGGCACCCCCGCAGATGCGCTTTTAACAGGATTATCGCAGTCTGGCCAAAGTGTTTAATTTTTAATGAAAGAATTTAATTATGGCAGTTAAGCTATTTGGCTTTACCTTTGGTCGCGATGATGAAGATGATCAACCGATAACAAAAAATAAACAGGGATTCGCCACACCTATATTAGATGATGGCGCGTCTACTGTACAAGCAGGTGGATATTTTGGTACGTATGTTGACTTGGATGCAACTACAAAGTCTGAATATGAGCTGATTACTCGTTATAGAGAAGCCGCATTATATCCAGATACCACCTCCGCGATTGATGAAATTTTAACTGAGGCAATTGCAGCAATAGATGACGAAGCAATTGTCAAAGTAAATTTAGATATGCTTGACATACCTGATGATATTAAAGATACTATTGAAAAAGAATTCGACACGATACTACAGTTGTTAGATTTTAATGATAAAGGTTATGATATCTTTAGACGTTGGTATGTAGATGGTAGATTATATTTTCAAAAGATCATTGATACTAAAAATCCAAGAAGAGGTGTTTTAGAACTTATTCAAATTGATCCTAGAAAAATTAAAAAATTACGTGAAGTTAAGAAAGAAAAAGACAGAGATACTGGCGTAGATCTAATTAAATCTGTTGAAGAATTTTTTGTTTATAATGATAAAGGATTAACTTATAATCCAACTTATTCTAGTACCGCAAATCAAGGTATTAGAATAAACACAGATGCAATCTGTTTCGTGCCATCTGGTCTATTGGATTATGATAAGAATATAGTAATTGGTCATTTACACAGAGCAATTAAGCCTGTCAACCAATTAAAGATGATGGAAGATGCATTAGTTATTTACAGAATAGCTAGAGCACCTGAGAGAAGAATATTTTATATTGACGTAGGTAATTTACCTAAGTTAAAAGCTGAGCAATATTTAAAAGATATTATGGCTCGATATAGAAATAAGATTGTGTACGATTCGAACACAGGTGAAATTAGAGACGATCGTAAGATGATGTCTACACTTGAGGACTTTTGGTTACCTAGAAGAGAAGGTGGCAGAGGTACAGAAATTGACACCTTGGCCGGAGGAGAAAATCTTGGTCAAATTGAAGATGTAAATTATTTTCAATCTAAATTATATCAGGCATTGAATGTTCCTTTGTCAAGAATGCAACCACAGACAGGTATCTCGTTTGGTAGGGCGACTGAGATAACTAGAGATGAGTTGAAGTTTGCAAAGTTTGTTGGTAGATTGCGCAAGAAGTTTAATGAATTGTTTAGCGATTTA